GTCGTTGTACTTTCAACTGATGTGGTTGTGCTTGTCTGAACTGGTTCGCTGGTTGTGGTCGTTGATGTGGGAAGGGTTGTCGTAGATGTCGAAGTTGTTGTGGTCGTTGAGGATGTGGTTGTTGAAGTTGTTGTGGTCGTTGAGGATGTGGTTGTTGAAGTTGTTGTTGAAGTTGTCTGCGAAACTGCGCTAGTTGTAAACGCTTCGTCTGGCACAATCACCCAGCCGTTGCCATCTATTTTCCATGCGAGCATCAAGCAAGTTCCGCCATTGTTTTCGTACATCCATAGTTCTAAAGGCTGGCTACCTGCATCTAGTTCTAGTGAACCCGACATCATCCATGTGCAACCCTGGTCATTCCAGTTACCCCATTCATCTAAACCGATCTTGATTGTGCCACCGTCATCTGATGCGAGCATAAACTCAATCGTCTGATGCTCAGGGATATCTATGTAGCCGGTCATGTGGACCATGAACAGGTCGCCTGTGCAGTCCTCAAATAGTTCGCCGTCGTAGTTGCGGTTGATGTTGTTCTCTGTCTCCGAACCGCAGACAGGGTATTCGGATGTGGATTGGGCTGGTGGTATTTCGTCGATTGTGTAGTAGGTGGTTGCTAACCCTGGTGTCGGTTCAGCGTTCGCTGTTTGTGGGAAGAACGAGAACAGGATTGCTGGTAGCGGTATAAGCCACCTAGTTAAATTGCGACCCACATCTACGGCTCAAAAAATGGTGTTAGTGGTTGTGTGAAATCTTCTGTTGCATCATTATATATAAAACCAATACCTGCATAAGTTTTGCCTGCTGTATCAAAAAATGTTTCCACCCAAGTGCCTTGATAGCGGTCAGGGTTTGTTTCCAAAAATTCTTTTGTAACAACACGAACATCGGTTACGATGTTGTTCTCATCAATTTGTGCAAAATATTGTGCGACCATAATTAAACCTTAAACCTGACATACAATGCGCCCGCAGCACCAGCGCCACCTGTTGTGCTGTTGCCTGAAACACCGCCGCCGCCTGCACCATAGTTTACACCAGCATTTCCTGGGGTTTGTCCCCCTGATTTTCCAGCAACTCCACCATTTCCTGCTGACCCACCAGTTGTTACAGCACCACCGCCGCCGCCTGCACCAGCGTAATAAGTTGAACCACCAATAAAACCGCTTATGTCAATACCGTTTCCGCCCGTTCCGCCTGTAGTTGCGTTTGGCGCATTTCCACCAACACCACCAGCACCACCACCACCACCATTCGCTGCGGTTGTGTTATGACTTCCACCGTTGTTACCAAAAAGACTTTGTATAGTTTTGCCACCCATTCCACCACCACTTGCGCCATCCAACCCTGCGCTTAATCCCATACCAGCAGAACCACCACTGTTCCCACCAGAAACACATATCAAACCAGCAATAGAAGTTTCTAAACCTTTAGTTCCATAAGCGTGTCCACCACCACCTGAAGCACCTGCGCCACCAGCACCACCAGCACCAATATCAACAGCATAAGTTCCAGCAGGTATATACATTGTTACTGTATTCGCTGCACTTGTGGCTGCACCCATAACACCGCCACCGCCACCGCCACCGCTTGCGTAATGGTCACCTGCTTGAGTAGAGCCAGCAGTTCCTGAACCGCCACCTATAACACAAATATCAAACAAACCTGCTGTAGAAACAACAAGATTAGTGTCGCTCGTAAAAGTTAGAAGCGTGTATGCCTGCGATGAAACCGTGATAGATGAACTTGTGCCACCTGTCGCCACACCATAAGGAAAAGCCCCAACTATTGTCGGTGTGTTGCTAGCCGAAACATAACCCATCAACCTTGCAGCCACGATTAAACTTCTTCCTCAATCACAGGGCTAACAGGCGCAACAAAATCCTCTGACACCTCATCGTAAGTGAAACCGATACCAGCATAAGTTTTATCCTCAGTATCGAAAAAAGTTTCAACCCAACGACCCGTGTAGCGTTGAGGGTTTGCTTCAAGGAACTCTCGTTGCACTACAGCGACATGGGTTACTACGTTGTTGTCGTTGATTTGTGCGAAGTATTGTGCTGACATTGTTTATTCTCCTGTGTGATTTATTTAGATTTTGAATCTGACATAGACGATGCCAGAACCGCCTGCTTGTGCAGTATTGCCTGCACCACCACCACCGCCACTATTTGCTGTGCCTGCTGTTGCTGCGCCTGCACCGCTAGCACCTGTGCCACCGCCACCAGAACCACCTGCGCCGCCTGTTGTGCCTTGTCCGCCGCCACCACCTGATTTTACAAGTGTTGAACCAGCGATAAACGCGCTGACATCATAACCAGCACCACCAGCGCCGCCCGTTGACGTACCAGCATTACCTGCACCGCCAACCGCTGTAAAACCACCACCACCGCCGCCCGCATTAGAACCACCAGAAGCGCCACCTGCTTGACCTGTAACAACATCAACTGACGCAGCACCACCCGCAACGCTTGCGCCAGTATTTGCAGCAGCACCACCACCTGAACCACCGACGATACCGACACGGGTTGAACCAGCAGCACTACTACCACCACCGCCACCACCAACAACCGACAAACTTAATGCTGTTGAGCCAATTGAAGAACCAAAACCGTTACGACCTACACCGCCACCGCCAGCGCCACCAGCGCCAACTTTAATGGCTGCGTTTGCATTCAAATAAATTGTTGATTGCAAAATGCCACCACCACCGCCACCGCCCGCACTATCGCTATCGTTTCTTTGACCGCCACCGCCACCGCCCGCAACTAACAAAACATCAAACAAACCACCTGTGCTAACAGTCAAATTCGCATCCGAAGTAAAAGTAAGCAGCGTGTAACTCTGACCACCAACAGTTATAGAACTTGAAGTGCCACCAGTAGCCACACCATAACCAGTAGTAGCAACAATAGTGCTTGTGCTTCCAGCACTAACATAACCAAGTTCACGCCTATTGGGCATGGTTAAACCGTAATCTGATTAACGAAACCGTGAATACAAATCACATTCGCTGTCGCAGCAAACGCTTTAACCACAAGCGCAGTCGCATTACCTTTAATCAACAAACCAGGAATCACAGTCACCAAACCAGCCTCAGGCTGAACAGTAACCTCGATATTGCCATCAGGTGCAGTAGCCTCGCCCCACTCAATCGTCAACTTAACCGACGACGCAGAACTGTTTACCGCGTAAATCCAAACCTCATCAAGAGTCGTAGTTGTAGTCGAACCAGTATGAATCGTTGTGCCAGCAGTAGCAGTAGCAGCAACCTTAATCGCTTTACCGTCTGTGCTACCTGAAAGAATTTTTTTAGTGAATGTTGCCATGTCTCTCCTATATTAAGCGAATACCTGTGAACCTATAACCAACTGGTCGCTGTCACCAGCAACACTCGGCGGAAGAACAGCCCAAGCAGCATCCGTACCGTTAGAAGTTAGCACATAACCCGAAGCACCGATAGCAATACGGGCAACTGTAGGTCCAGAACCCATTGTCAACAAATCACCACGAGTGGTCATTGTCGACGCAAACAAGTTCGCCTCATCAGCATCATCAGCCGAGAACACCGGATAGATCGTCGCACCCGAAGCATGAGTTTGCGCCGTAGTGTCATCCTGCGCACGAGTCAACGTCAACACAGAACCAGAAATAGTCGCCGAACACTTCTCCTCAGAAGCAGTACCAGGACTTATAACAACATAAAACGGTACACCCGCAGTAGAAGGCCAACCTGTTGTCGCAGCCAAAGTCGCAGACGTGTCACCAGACGCCAAAGCGTTAGTGATCGTCGTCTGTGCTGCCGCACCTTTATATTGTCTACGTGTTACCGCTGCCATTGAACTCCGATCATATCACTACCTTACAGAACGCATCACCACAATAGCAGTACCCTCATGGTCGTTTTCTTTGTGGGTGTGCGACAACTGCTGTACCTGCATCTGTACGTTCTCGACCACCACAGCAAAAGTTTCGGTGTTTTCCTGGTAGGTGACGACACGGGGATTGTCCACCAAATCCCTCAAATAACCCAATTCGATGTCCACATCCTGCCAGTATTCCCGACCTTGAACATTCAGTTTGTGGTGCATCAGTAGAGGCACCGAGAAAATTTGGGAACGCAAAGGCGCCGCATAAGCCCTAGCCATCCAACGAGTCAAAGTCGGGCCTGTCGTAGCACCCGAAGAACGAGCCAAAGTGACCTTGATTTCTGCCTCAAAAATCTTGTCCTCTAAACCGTCAAACGTTTCCTCTTTCACGTTCTCGGTTGACAAAGTAGTGAAATCGTGGAAAGCGCCACCGTCAGAAGCAACCGACAAAGTAACCGAACCAGCCAACGGCAAACATCTCAGATCAAGTTTCGGAATAAACTTCGCGTCAGGAACACCCCAACGATATATACCTGATCGTAGATAGCCAGACGACACAAGGTTCGTGGCATGTTCCGTATACAACCCTAAACCAGCAATCGTGAATACCGGCTTGTTGTTGAATTCGTGAACATCAGGGATAGCACCCTGAGCCGTCACCATCAAATCTGAAGCATACGCAGGTTGGTTCGTGGAAATGAACACCGAAATATCCATACGCCCGATACCTGTTGATGTGCTGTCAAAGTTTTTGTAACTGAAATAGATGTATTGTCCGACACCAGCGAACTCGTCAACCGATGAACCGGTAACAATTTTTGGGCCGATCAACAAGTTGCCGTTGTCGTCAGCCGAACAGAAACGGAACCCGTCACTTAAACCGATAACGACATAGCCGAGATATCCGTGTATCGCTGCGACACGTTCACCCAACGGCAATTCGCCTGCGACAGTAGGAATATCGAGCGCTGTACCATCGGCTTTAATTGCGGTCTTGTAGATGATTGACTTGTTGCCCGAATACCCTGCACAGTAAATACTGTTTTGTCCACCAGCAAAACCAACCCAATTAAAGTCGCTGTTCGGATGAGTGAACAACGCTGAAGGATTGTTCGCAGACGAACCAGGTGTCGTGGTAATGTTCCAAATTTTTCGTTTATCGGTGCCTTGACCTGCGACCATTAAACGGCCTTTAACATACGCCAATTTGCCAGCCTCAATACCTGTGATGTATGCCGAAGCCGCACTTGTACCGGCGTTTGTTTGATCTATGTCACCGTTCGCATACGAAAAAAATACATTGTACCCGTCAGAAGTAATCGAATACAGGTTGGATGCGGCGGTGCTTGTCACCGTTGTGAACGTAGACAAATCAGATGAATAAACAACCGACTGCCCATCTGTCATATAGAGCCGTGAGTCGGCTGTTGCGCAATAAAGGTTGCTGTTAGCCGATGAACGTTTCTGTGTCGTGTCAGGCAACAAAGTAAGTTTGCCTTTATCCCAAACATTTACACCTTTGCTTGAATAGAACCTGTACGATTCGGCGTCAGCCGTATCCGAATACTCTTGACCGGCACCATAATGCCAAGACGATTGCGAACGACGCCACAAACCTTGCGGGTTTAACGCCGACTCACCAGGTTCAGTTGACTGGTCAACCGAATCACGAACACGGGCATCATACTGTCTTGTGAACTGCCCCGTTTTCATATCCAACATGTACGGGCGACCGTTGATCGCTATAGGAAAAACATCTGGTACAAGTTCCGTCGCACCCGTACCCGTGTAGAACGATGATGCGGGGCGGAAAGCGTCGGTGAAACGCGTCAGCGTAGCCACAGGCTACTTCCTGAACTTGATCGGATACTGTGCTTTTAGACGTGCCGCTTCAGCGATGACACGTTCACGGCGTAAACGTTGAATGTTCGCAACCGAACCCAACACCGCACCGGCAGGCACCTCATCTGCTCGACGAGTATCGCCTTGTGATTCTGTGAAGTTTCGTTTAATTTCACGACCAGCCATCAAACGCAACACGACACCCATTTCAACAATGTCGTCACAGGTTGTCGGCAAAAAACAGTTCGTAGTTAAATCCGATGACTCTGCGGTTGCACGAACAAACGGTGCTTTGTAGCGCACACGGATCGTGCCAGCCATAACAGGTTCATCAAAAACGATAGTGTTCCCTGAAGCAAAATCTGTTGTAGGTAAACCTGTCTGCAAACGCACCCCATGAATCACAGGGAAATCGTCAGCCAAATATCGTAAACGAACATCCAACAACTCGATAATTGACCCCGAAGAAGCGATGTTCAACTGGCGGTCAGAACCGTTGTATGTCAGATCGGTTGTAACAACACGAAACAAACCGTTCGCTGTAGACGACAAATCATCAAGTTCAGCGTTGACAGCATCAAACATTTGCGCACGAGGAAACCGTGGCTGAAGGGTGATTATCGCCCCTGATGTGTGGGATGTCGCCGTCGAGCCGCCGTAACCCCGTTCAACCGTGAGCGTCTTTGACGCCGGTGTTGCTTCCCAGACATAGAAAAGTTCGGATTCGATTTCAAATACAGAACCAGTACGAAGCCCGCCAAGATCGTAAGAGGCGACAACAGACGTGTCATCGCCGTCAATGCTTGTCGCCAGTTTGTTGCGTTCTTCAACGACCCCTCCCAACATTTGACGACTAGCCCGATTAAGGACTGTCGCTACTGTCGTCATCTAGTAAGTGTAACTCCCGTATCCTGGAAACGAACCTGCTTGTGCTTTCGCTGAAGTTTTCATGGTGCGCTTACCTTTCTTTGCTTTCGGCGCAGGGCGATACTCTTTTGCAGGTGCGCCTTTGACAGAAGATTTCTTGTTCTTTGGTAAAGGCATTACTTCTTCTTTTTCCCGTACTTCATTTTCTTGCCAGTTTTTTTGGCTTCAGCCTTAGCCATAGCCTTACCTTTAGGGGTGTACGCGAATTCTTTCTTTCCGACTTTTGGCATATCACTTTTTCCTTTTGTTGCGTGCCGATATTGCTTTAGCCTTGCTACGTGCATCCGCTTTAGACGAAGCACCCCAAGCCTGCAACGATAATAGCAGGCGTGTAGGTTTACCTTTCTCATCACGTTCAGGCCCAGGCATGTTTCCCATACGAGCCAAGAAAGACGCTCGACGAGGATTGTCGCCAGACTTAACAGGCGGTTTCAAAGTGCCACCCTTGTATGAGGCACGACCTTTAGCGTTCAACCCGCCTTTAGGGTTCTTGCCTTCTTTGCGTTGCCATGCCGGTGTTTTAGCCATTGCGTTTAGCCCAAGCGTTATCAACAAGGTTCGGGTATGGTCTGCCTGCTGAGGCTGCACGACGTTTAGCGGCAGCCTTCTTTTTTGGTGTCAACGGTTTAGATTTCTTGTTCGGGTTTTTAGTATCCCAAAATGCTTTCTTTTTCATGCAACCTCCACGGTATACGATTCGACATAGCCTGACGCCAATACTACATTGACGACGCCTTCAGGTACACGCAATGGAACCCCTTTTTTGAAGAAGTAACTTTTGCCTGCTATATCGCATTGGACCGTTCGGTTCAATGTGACGTTATGCCAAAGGGTCGCTGTTTCGGGTTCTATTGCCGTCAACATTTTGCCTACAGGTAGGGTGTCGGCAAGTTTGCGGGCCGCTTTCTCCCATGACCATTCGTGTACTTTTGGCAACATTTTTTTGGCATGATCCAAATAGCGGTGATGGTTGTTGTACATTTCTCGCATCGCTTCAGCCAACTCTTTCGGGTCGGATTCATCCCACATGCCGGTATAGATGTTGTATGTTGCGGGGGTTCGCTTGTATCCCAACACGATTGGTGACAGGTAGGCGAAATCTTTTTGCCCTGTCGAATCGTTGATGATCGTCGGGATACCCATAGCCATAGCCTGCAATGGCATCAGCCCGAAACCTTCGCCTCTGGTCACAGCGATGAAACAGTCGGCTTGCGCAAAATAGTCTATGGTTTCTTGTTCGGTGAACCATTCCCTGTGCATGAACACATTGTCAGGTAAAACAAGATCGGGTACACCGTACGCCTCAGGGTTCGGTTTCAAATGTAGTTCGGCGTCAAGGTCAGCAAGTTTGAACGCCTCAAACACGATATCTAAACCTTTGCGCAACCATTGTGAACCACCAGCATGAAACCTGAACCGTTTGTTTGGTTCCCGTTTGCGTGGCTTCCAAATGTTTTTGTCAACCCCTAACGGTACGAGATGCACGTTGTCGTGATAGCGGGAGAACAGTTCAACATTATGGTTACAGGGTACGATGATCTGGTCATAGATGTTGCACCAGTCGCTTTGTTGTTGGTTCAATTCACTTGATTCCCACATCGTGAAACAGGCTCGATGCTGGTTTTTGTAAAAGGTTTTTATCTGGTATGGCTGCATCATGTTCACCATCACATCGGCGTGTTCGTCTAGCGTGATATCTGCCGGTACATGTTCCATGAACCCTTTGTACATTGCACCGTACCCGTATCTTGGATGCGGATAACCAAGCCAAGACTGGTAGTTCATTGAGATACGCTGACAAAATTCCAATGTGAAGCATCCTGAAATTTGATGCGTGGAACCTCATTACGATCACATAAGGCTTGTAGATATTCGCTGATTACCTTTTCAAAAAACGGGAACACGTTGTCGCGGTAAACGTGACCTACAGTAATGGTTGGTATTGGCATCACTTTGATTGTTTTCAACCCGATGGCTGCCCACGCCAACGGATATCTGGTATCTATTTTTTCTAAACCTATCCGCAAATCCATTGCTGCCCTTCGCCACACCGAAGAAGTAATCAAAGTGGCGGCAACGATTATCGATTTATCTTTCAATGATGTTATGTAGTCGCGGGTGAACCCTCGGAACCCTGGGTTTGTTTCGCCTGCGTTTGCAGAATAGTGAAGGATTCTGTCGGTGCCATCAAGCAAAGGCAACAGCGTTTCAATGGTTCCTGGCAACAAAGTGTCGTCATCTCCGATGACCCAAACATATTCTCCTGTGCCAACCGATAACCCACGGAACACGTTCGGGTCGCCGTCAATGTTTTGATGCCGTTTAGAGTATTGAAGGTTCGGATATTTTGTACAAAAATGTTGTGCGTATCCGTCGTTGTCGCTGACAATCACTTCGACACCTTCCACAACTTGTGGCATGATGCTCGCTAAACATGCTTCAATGTCTGGTCGCCTGTAGGTTGGAATGTAGATTGTTAACCGCATCAATCGGCGATCTTTTCTAGTTTCGCTGAGCCATCAATTTTTGTTGGCTGCCCACCCGTTTTGCGTATCCGTTTATAAGCATCCAAATCTTTATCAAGTACACGTTCTTTAGCGTTCAAATCTGCGACATTGTGACGTGTCGGCATCGCCGAACCTGACACACGGACATGGCTGATACGGCAAGCGAAGCAGCCTTCAACGTCTAGATTCGGATGTGTTTCCCTGTGTTTCATAATCCCCTAACTGATATATGCGCCGTAACCTGCCGATGTTAAAGCCGCAACTTCGGCGGCGTCAACAATGTTATCTGATCCACCCCAATAAACTTTGCTGATCGTAGTGATGTCGTTCGGTTCGTTTTCTGTGAACGTGCCGTCAGTCAACAAGAACACGTTTCTGCCCCGTGGTTCGTTGTCGAAATGTTTGAACAGGTTGAAAGCCAAACGGACTTCTTCAGATGCGAACTCGTTCGGTGGAATACCAAGCGCCACAAAGTCGTCTGTAGGTGGGTTAAAAATACTCATGTTACGTAACTACCATAGCCTGCTGATACAAGTTCATCTTTTTCTTCTTGGGTTACAAAGTTCTTGGTGCCACCCCAATAAACTTTTGACACCTGATCGTATTCGCGTTGTTCAACTTCGGTGAATGTGCCATCAACCAGTTTGTATACGTTCACACCAGCGTATTGTGGGTCGGCATAACGGAACAGTCGACCAGGGATACTTGTATCAAACCTGTCGGCTGAACGTATCTCGGTTGTTGACGGTGTACGGAACAGCAACAGTTTGGTCTGTGTGGCGCTCTGTGTGCCTGTGCCTGTGGCTGTGGCTGTGCGTTGGCAAACACGGGCCGAAACAATGCTGCGGGTACCGATACCTGAGCCTGTGGCGGTACGAAACCTTGTAGTAAAACTTGTGGTACTGGATGCCCCTGAGCCGTTCCCTGTTGCGCTACGAGGGGCGATATGAAGCGGGGTGGCATTAGATGACCCCAAACCTGACGCTGACGCTGTACGGGCGCGTGTGACCTCAAACGTGTTCGATGATGTACCTGTGCCTGAAGCAGTAGCGGTACGCAAAACAAGACGCAAACCTGTAGCAGTCTGAGAACCCGTACCTGAACCTGACGCTGTGAAAGCACGAACAACGTTACGGGTAGCAACAGACGAACCTGTACCAGAACCCGTAGCGGTACGGGGCGCAATATGCAAACCAGTAGCACCACCAGCAGTAGTACCCTGACCACTAGCAGTAGCGGATCGGGGAACAACACGTTCACCTTCAGCGACACTAGAACCAATACCAGACCCCAATGCCGTACGTTTGGCGATAAGCACAATCGCTGTTGATGATGAACCTAACCCTGACGCTGACGCCGTACGCCCAACTATCCGTAGACCTGACGCCGATTGTGTACCTGTGCCTGCACCTGTGGCGGTACGTGCGGTTACACCACGAAAGAAACCTTGAGTGTTCGCAAACGGTGACGCAAAATAAATAACTTTGCGTGGCGCATAATTAGGTACCTCGGCAAATTCCCTGAACCCAGGGGTGTCCGTGAACCCGAAAGTAAAATCGGTGACTCCAGTAGCCATAGGGCTACCTCACCCTAATCGAGGCTGAGAGTTAACGCGGTGATCTGAAACGTGTCACCGGCAGTAACAGCCGCAGACGACGACAAAGCGCCAGTCCACAAACAGTTACCCGCAGTTGAATTATCCCACAAAGAAAAATGCGAATAAGTTTCCGTAGTGGAAACATTGGTCCATTCGATAGTTGCCGAAGCAGACATAGAACCACTTGAAGCCGCACTAAACGTAACTTCTTTACGAGTTGTTTCCGTAGCAGCATTGCTTGTACCTGCTTCACCAGGATCACCTGTGTGCAGTTTTGTGTAAACGTTGCTAACCGAAAACGATTGTGCGCGGAGAGCATCCAAAAATTTGTTTTCTGCGTAATTAGAAATAGACATTTGTTACCTCACACGAAATAATAGCAGAACGAGAAAAGGGGTCAGGCAGGGGAAAAGCCTGACCCCCCTCTCAACTTACAACTGAACTATATGGTTCAGGCGCCGAGGCTTGAAGCCGACTCGATACGACGAAGCGAAGCCTCGCGGAATCGAGCATAGCCACCGAGCCAGTACCAACCGACAGGTTGGAAACGTGACAACACATCAACTACTGGACCGCGTACGACACGTGGGAACGCGCCGTTGCCGTCAACGATTGAGTGTGCCTTCGCCAAAGCCTGACGGCCTGCGATGTGTGTGCAGTAAGCATCAACTGTTCCAGTCGATCCTGAACCGTTTGAGGCGTTCTCAAAGATTTTGGCTCGTGGAGTCTCAATGAAACGGACACCTTCAAAAGCGCCGATTTCACCGTTGTAGATGCCTGCTGGATCGCTGTACACGTGCGGGTCACGCCACGATGCTACGCCTGTCTCCTTGCGAAGATCGTACGAAACGTCTGGGTGAATGTAACCCATGTACATGCCATTGAACGAAACTGCGTTCGCTTTGCGAAGTGCAGCAACAACCTTGCGGATGTCGTTTGCTTCAATGATGTCCGTTGCTTCAATTTCGGTGCGAGCAGTTGGGGTTGTTGAACCGCCACCACCGTAGACAACGTTTGTTCCTGCGGACAGTACCTCGCGGATAACACCGTCAACCGAGATACCTGCGTTGTAACCAACGAGGTTAGCGGCTGCCGAATCCACATCAAGGAACGATGTGCCACGAAGTTTCGCTGTTGTGTTTACGGCGTTGCCGTATTCTTCCAACGTTACTTCAACTTGGCTGTCGCCCATAACTACTGGAGTTACGTCTGTGTCCTCAGTAAGTGTCGAAGTCTTTTCAGCGAGATCGTTGAAAATTGTGAACTTGACCGATGAACCTGGCATTGCTTGTGCGACCGGCATAACGTCTGCGACCGCATCGAACAAAAGTTCGCTACGAAGCGCAAAATACGCAATCCGATCAAATGCAACCTGATCTGTAAGAAGGTTGCTTGTTTGTGTTTTTGACATTTCCTGTTATTTCCTTCTCCCGACAGGAACGGGAGTCCTGCGGGCTAGATGTTTTCTGCTTCTTGCCTTGCTTGAGCCAAAATCTGCATCACTTCGTCTTGATTTCGAGCCTGATTAAGTTTCGTGTTCCAATCAGCAACAGGTTCGCTTGTTTCACCCGCACGTTGCGCCTTTGTAAGACGGTTCCACGCATCTGCCTCAGATTTAACTTGGGCGCTTTGCGCTTCTTTGTGGATGAGATTCGCTTCTTCTGCAGCCAACCGAATTGCTTCGGGTGTGAACTCGCCGTCATAACCTTTGACGAAGTATTTAGACATCGGGGAATCCATTGGAACTCCCGCTTTCATAAACGCATACTCGCGTTTAATGGCATCTGCTTCGACAAGTGCTTGCTCTTTTGCTTTCAACTCTTTTTCAAGTTGGCGCATCCGTGCCCGCACAGGGTCTTTCGGTGCTTCTTCAATCTCGTCATCGAACTCGTTGACGTTTGACATGGCTCACTCCTTCTGCCCACGTCACATTGGAGGATCGTGACGGCTGCATAACTCACCCTTGTTTCACGATAAAGTCGGGGATTCTTTACCGGTGTTCTTTTGGGAACAAACGAAGTGTAGCACACCCCTATTCAGGGATGTCAACAATATGGTTATTGTGCTTCGCCGACACCTGTTTCAACGGTTCCAGATGTTGCGCCGGTCGTTCTAGCAAACCCGCCACCACCCTGGAATTCGCCTAAACGCGCACGTTTACGTTCTTCCAAAGCCTGTGCTGCGGCAACATCGTAACCGAAAGCGGCCCCAACTTTTTGTGCTTCAGTAAGGGCTTCTTCGCCACCCATCTCCTGATATAGACCAGCGAGTTCTCCTGCGCGTTCAAAAACTCCTTGAGCCTGCTCAGGTGTGTATCCTCGACTTACAAGTTCTTCAGCCGTCAATGCCCCAAGATTGAAACCACCTTGTTCACGGGCACGGGCACCTATACGTGCTGCTTGTACTTGACGATTTAATGCCGTCAATGCCCGTTGAGGGTCAATGAAATAGGCTGCCAAAGCATTTTCGCTATTGCCGATTTCGGGATAAAACTGACGCAAAGTGTTCAAAACTGCTGCGTCGGCATCACGAACTTTTACAAAACCGTCATCTATTCGTGCCTGAAATTCGCTTGGGGAAACATCGCCTTCAATCAACTTCTCAAAATCAGAAGGTTCATCATAGAATGTTTCAGGTAAACGGTTTGCCACCAAAACAGATCGGTATTGCTGTTCCAAGCCGATATATGTCGCAGGGTCTAGTTCTTGTAGCCCTCTGTTTGCACGGGCTGTATTTGCTTTGAATCGGGTACGGAACTGTTCGGTGCTTCGAAGGTTAAACAAAATTGCATCAGTATCCACTATGCCTTGCGCAAGCAAACCTCTGATGTTGCCTTCCAATCCTTGCAAACCTGCACGTTGAAGAAACGCAGAAATTGTGCCGAAAGCGTTTTCTCGGCGTGCTTCAGCAGCGGCGGCAGCGCCGGCTTGCATTGTTGCAAATTCTGCGGCTCTTTGTTCTCGGTCTAAACGAGCAATGCGTTCAGCCTCGGTTTCGGGTGTTTCTGTAGTGGTAGTATCTGGTGTTGTTGTAACAGGTTGTACTTCTTGAACAGAACCAGGTGTGCCAGCCGCCTCTAAAAGCGCAGGATCAATTTGACCTAATTGTTCGGGTGTAAGCGGTGCAATGCCAAGATCAAGCAGATCGCCACTAAAACTTATGTCACTCATTTTCTGTACCCAAACGCTTTCTCCAACTCCATGACCAAATTGGATGCCTGTTGCTTAGCCTCGCTCGTAAACTGCCAGCCATACTTGTCATCGGATTTCAATTTAGTAATCCAATCAGTTAAAGACATAGGTTTCTCACCCATCAACGCTGAAGCAAATTGTGTAGGGGTACCATTGGCGTCAGTCAAAGCAACGTCGTTTGCCGATTTCTCTAAAGTAGAAGCAGCAATCTGCTGATATGGCGAAAAGATTGTTTGCACCGACAAACCACGATCCAACAAATCGGCAAAAGGCTGATATGAAACTTTTGCCAAATCACGCAAATTGGTGCGCAACATATCTTCCGTCATAACGGTTCCGGTTGTAGGTTCGGGTTGACCAGCCAAAATACGTGCAACTTGTTCGTCGTCAGCCCTTACACCGTAAGAACGATAAATGGCTTTGATGCGGGCGGCATCATCTCCACCCAATGCGGTTTTGGCTGCAATCGGGGAAGTCAAGTCAGGGGATACTGCGCCACGTTTGAAAGCGGCACGATACACGAGGCGACCAAGTTCTATGTCGCTCGCACCGTTACGTGCAGCAGTACCAGCAATTTCTTCCAACGTTGCTTGGTCGAATTGGATTTCCCCGTACTGTGTTCGGATACGGTCAATGTTTGTTTGAATGTCAACCTTTTTGTTGCCGGCAGTTTTAAGATCAAACTGTTGTTGTTTAGTGCTTGTATTTAGACCGTAAGGTGTTTTCTTTAATTCTTGAATGAATTGGGCTTTGCCTTGTTCTGACGAGAACCAATCTTGTTCTACTGCTTTGCGTAAAAGTTCAGGTACGCCTTCAAATTCTGGTCCAAGAAGGTACGCATACTCGCCTGCTTGTTCAGCGACAAGCGCTTCCCAATTTGACGGCTTTATTGATTTGCCAGCCTTTAATTGTTCACGTACCTTTTTGCGATTCTCTGGGGTGTCAGTTAAATTTGCTGCAACCAAAGCGGCATCTACATCGCTTTTTGTAATCTTTTTTCCAGGCTTACCAGCAGAAGTCCCAGTTGGCGGCGGAGGTGGGGTAGGTTCTTCAGTTGCTTTAATTGGTGTGAAACCGATTCTTTGTGCCGCATCCGTTGTCGGTGTTACTGCGGCCGTGGCAGGAGATACAACTGTAGCCCCATATTTTTTTTGAAGTTCTAATTCTTTTTTAATAATACGGGTTTGTGGCCCAACAAGGGCAGTATATGTTTTTGCTTTTTCTGCAAGTTGTGCTGTAATTGTTTGTTTTTCGGCGCTCAATGTTCTTTGTAGGTTGATTAAATTGTCTCGCGCTTCAGAGAACATTGGAACACCGACCAAGCCAGTTGATTTGTTTCTCAACTTATAGTTCGGGTCATCTGGCAATGGCGTATAACTATTGCCCGTTAATGTTTTTTCAATGGTTTTTAATTGCGCATCAATCTCAGAGATACGAGAGTCTCCACTAACCAAATCATAATCTTTAGCCATTACGAACCCCCAAACGCACGTTCAACGAGATCAGCCAAAGTACGGAAGCCCTCTAGTTTTACTTCATCTTCACGACCACGACCAACAGCCTGTTGTGTCAATGTGGACAATGCTGGTGCTTGTTCTGCGCCGTAAGGTGCTTGACGTTCGCGGGATTGCACAAATTGAACAGCGTCACGTATTTCTTGAGGTGTCATTGTGCGCCCTAATTGTCGAAATGATTCTTCACGCAACACAGAAGTGATGTCTTCTTTTGCGGTAACACGGACAGTACGACCCGTGGCGGCTTGACCACCAGGGTATTCTTGTGTCAAATAAGCAAGGCCGATATCTTCGGTTACGCCATAACGATTCAACGCCAGTAAGTATTGCGCTGTGGCGTTAAGGTCTTTGCCGTCAAAAGTTGAGGTAGATGGTTTGCCGCCGTCATAAAGCCCTCGATCAGCAATGGTGTTTAAGAAAGCCAAACGTTCGCCTCGCCCTTTGTTTGCCAAAAATCTGTAAGCCTCACCGGTAATGTTTGAAGGATCATAAGGTTGCCGTTTGATGACACCGTTGCCGTCAACAAGCCCAGGGCCTTTATAGAAAACTTTGTTTCCTTTTTGAACGAAATACTGTTGTCCGTAATAATCTTGTGTTCCGACAAGAGCAAGCGAACCTTGCGTAACGGGGCGTTCGGTAAACTGAAAATCTGGTCCAAGAGAATACTTGGATTGTTGACTCGTGACGCCAGGCATCGGTTCAATATCAACGCCCAAAGTGTCTGTTTCGTTCATGCTCATAATTCGTCAACCTCAGATGATAGTTCACGATCCCACACACGTTGGAAGTCTGGTTCAACTTCTGACAATGCGGTACCGATATTAAATAACCATTGACGCAAATCTGCTGCTGATTTTGCTGTAGCAAAACCCCCAGGCTTGCCCCCCGATTTTACATAAGAATCAACTGCTTTGGTGCGATACTCCAAGTATTCTCGTACCGCTTGAGCGATGGGGTTATCTGCAAGCCGTGTATCGTTCACGGCCCGACCCATTTCTTCAACGTTTCGTTCAAATTCGCCCAAAGTGAATATGGCTTTTGCGGGGAAACCAGGGTATTGTTCGTGGATTTTTTGACGTTGACGAGACAACCATGATTTAACTTCAGCATTTGGATATTTGCCAGCCTGTTTTTTCAGGTCACTATAAATCGAATTACCTATCTTGTATTGGGCAAGATCAATCATTTCGTCAGCGCTTAATCGTTTGCGTTGACCCAACCGTATTTGACGTTCCCACACAGAGAACGAAAAGTCATCTCCACCTGTAGCAAAATAGGCGGCAACGTTTTTGTACGCAGACATGACATCTTTGTTTTTGCGTTCCCAATCACCGAACTGATCTGATGCCTGAACGCCTGGTTGAACCGATTGTGTTTTGGATGAAATGTATAGAAGCGCGTCATCTCCGTGACGGTTTAAGAATTCTTTTACTGCCGTGTCGTAGTTTTCTTGTTGCAAAACTTGGAACTCTTTAACCAAAAATGACGCGTAAACATCACCTTGATCGGTTTTGATGATTGCTTCAGGATTTCCTACTGTCGGTCCTGCAAACTGCGACAAAGCCCGTAAGCCGGTGAGTACGCGGGCGCGCCATTTTGAGTCTTGTAGCAAACGTTCTTTTTCGGCTGGGTCATTCAGTTCGTATTCGCCTGATGCGGACATTGCTCGAACTGTTTCACCGTAAGTATTTGCGTAAATGGATTGCAGTTTTCCTTCGTTGTCTCGTAACGCAGAATACATTTTGCTTGCCCATCCAGGGACTAAAGCGCCTGGTTCTTTTCTTCCATACGGGAGAAGTACGCTGATGATCGAATCTGTTGATGGTGTGTCTGGGATTATTTCTGATGCAGCCATCTGTACAACAGGGCCGACAGCAGGGATGACTTGCAAACCCATCGATAAGCCTTTGACGTTTGCTTGCAATGGGGCATTTACGCCTGTCAATAGTTTCGTAAATTCCCCCGAAAACGGCAAGTTGAACGTATTTGCCCCTGTGATTGGGTCTTTATAGAAGAATCCTTGACCATCGTTGTCGGGATCAAAATTGGTCGCACCGTTATATATCAGTTGTGCGCGACGAATTGTACGTGGGTCTTCAACAGCAAACTTTGCATAACTTGACAAAATTTCACGCCACGCGGCACCGAAAGGAATGATGATTCTCATTATGTCTTCAAGGTTGTTGCGTTCTGATGCGTTGAACAATGTTTCTTTTGTTGATTGAAGTGCCCTGATTTGGGAATAGTCCTCTAATTGTTTGACTGTTCCTGTTCCGTTCGCTGAATTTAATTTTGCAACAAGTTCGTCGTATTGTTTTTTGCCACCAAATAATTGTTCTGGATTCATTTCGAGTCGTTCGGCGCGACCAGGAATTGAACGCAACAAATCTCGTGCTTCGTCTCGACTCAAAAGGTCGGCGTTCTTGTTGAATTGTTCATAAAAGAATTGACGAAAAACAGGTGAGCGTTCATACTTTGCGCTCTTTCTCCCATAAAAACCAAAGAAACCATCGACAGCACGATTTAATGCTTTGTTTGCTTGTAATGCTTTTTCGCTAATTTCTTTTGTTTTTGGAACACCAACAGTTTGCGCAAATTTAACCCAATCAGGCAACGTATTTACTGGTGAGTTGTACAAACCTGTTATGTATCCCTGTAGTTCTTTTTTGCCTTCGGCAGAATCCCATACATCAAAGTTGGAAAGACGTCGAGCAGTCCAAGAATTAGGTCCGTTTACCGAGGTGACTACGGCGAGGATTGGTTCATCGCCATCCATTCCCATTCGGACTATTGACCCAACACCTTGCCTCAATGAACCATCAAAAAAATCTGCGTCAACTAAATTGTTTGGGTTGATTGTTTCTGACGCTGTAAGTGGCATCCTTCGGTGAGCAATAGCAAATCGCAACGTGTCATCTCCACCTGTCAATGCTTGAATACGTGGGTTGCCTAAACGGTTGACCCATGCCGCCAAAACGTCGTCATTGACTCCACCTTGAGCGATGCGAACAATGTGATGCCGACCTGTCGTGACATCAACGGTGTCTAATCCGCCTTCAAGATAACGGCGCAATTTGTCCAATGCGGCTACTGCTTTGGGGTCATTGTTGTTTCTGAACCAAGCAACCATTTCATCTTGTGGGATGCCTTTGGCTACCGCGTTGTTGATTTGATCTTGTGAAAGCCGACGCAATTCGTCGTATACACCTTCTAGGTATTGTTCTTTGTTGCCTATCTTGTTGACCGTGATAAAGGCACCGTTTCGGATACCGCGTTCATAAAGTTTCTTGGGGTCGTCAAGGTTGCGACGGATTCCGAACTCCAATGCTTCTTGGAATTTGCTTGCGTATTCATCAAAGTTTTGGGCTGTGTCAATAAAACCTTCATCCATTTGACCGACACCACCACGCATAAAACCTTCGGGTAGAGTTTTGTTTAGAACAGTCATTATGTAACGAAATGGATGATTAAAGAAACCGTCTCGACCTACGGCTGCCATGCGAATTTGTGCGTCAAACATGTTACGCATCACATAGCCACCGGTCATCAATGTCAATGGTTTCCAAATTTCGTTTTGTAAATAATCGCTGAGCGCTGTGACTGCGCCTGGTTCGCCTGCTCGTCTAGCAACATTTCTACGCACGAAAGGATTGCTTGTCAAACGGCGTACTGAACGGATGTCGGGCAATACTTGTATTTTGTCTGCCAACTCAACCAAAGAACCTGGGCCTGCAAGAACTAGATTTCTTATGTTGTTTGGATTGATGTCGTCACCGACAACCAAGTTGCCAGAATCGTTAAGAGCGCCAATTAAACCAAAATCGTCTGGGCTTCCACTTTCGTTGATAAGATATGTTTTTATGTCGTCACGCAAAACGGCAACACGCTCAAATAAAGTTTTGGCGATTTCGTCTGCGGCTTCTTTTTCCAACCCCAAAACGCCTTTTGTCAAATCGTCGACAACAACTCTCTTAACCGTTGTTTCAAACAGGGTGTTTATCGCCCCTGAACCAGCAGCAGTTGGGTCAGCAAATACTCGCATGACTTCGTTCATAAAGTCCTTGCCTTCGCCCTGTGTTAAATCTAAGCCAATAGTTTTTAGATAATTACCGTAAGAGTTGACTGCTTTAATGCTGTCTTCTGCGCTACCTGAACGAATTACGTGGTCAGGTATTGTTGTCAAAAGTTTGCTGTTGCGCCAAGTGTTGTAGCCAGGTAGACGTTCACGGGTTTTCACTAATTCACGTATATCTTCAGGGAACAAACCCGACAGTTGGGCATCCATGCGGTTTGTTTGTTCGCCGATGATTGCCAAAACTTCGTTACGGTTTGTTGTTTGTGCTAAACGATTGGCTGTAGCAACATCTATTTTACCTTTGAATACGTTGCTAAAAATATCGTACGCATCGTCACGCTCTACAACTGTGTCAATGAGTCGTTGTGCTTTGCCGTTTGTTTCAAAGTATTCTCGAAACTTTGATCCGTTCCATGCGATTGTTTCTGCATCCGACAAACCTGCTGCCGCTAGTTCGCCTTGTCGTGCGACTTTGGCAAACGCAGAAATTTCTTCGGCAGTTTTCAAACCTGGAATTGTTGCGCCGGCTGTTCGTACACCCTTCAATGCTTTGCCTGCGACAAGTGTTGGGTCGGCAAAAACATTTACGGCACCATCAATGAACCCTGAAAGAATTGAGTAAGGTTTAGTGCCTGGGGCAAATACAACGTCTGCTGCGCCACGGCCCAGAGTCCAAGCATTGCCATTTATTGTTCCTCGTACGCGACGGGCACGTTCGGCTTGTTTTTCTAAAGCGGTTCCACCCAAAAAGAAGCCTTCACCTGCGGTAATTGGTTGACCTGTGTTCGGGTCAATTTCTCCTTTAGATGCGGCAATCATTGTTCCTAAGGATGTTGATTTGAAAAATCCATCAAAGCCTTCAGGGTTATCTGGGTTCAATGCTTGTGATGCAACATTTTGTGCTAGTTCTGGCGCAAGGTTAAGGGTTGCAAACGTGTAGCGTGCGGCTGATTTTAGTGGATCGTAAACATTACGTTCAACCCAATTTTTGCTTTGAGGTTTGTTCGGTTCAAGACGCACATTGAGTTGTTTGCCTGATTGTGTTGAAGCCGCATTTACAAGTTGATCTGATGCGTTTGCTTTTGCTAAAGCAAGAATTTCCCCTGGTTTCATCCACGGGTTCGCTCGATAAATGTCGCCGATTCGTTTTGCTAAATCAGGGGTTGCCTGATTTGCGTACTGTTGACGGTTGTTTGTTTCTGTCTGTATCTGTGACAGTATTCGTTGTTCGTCAACCTTTTCGGGGAAACCACCGTATGACATCAGTATCCTTCACGGATAAACGAGTCCAACAAGTCGGCAAGGTCATCATTAGGGAACACTTGATAAATTGCTTTTAGTTCTTCGATAACATTGTCTCCACCTGGCGCCATCATTGGGATGCCTGCCGCCATTGGGCCTGGGCCTTCACCGAATGGTGCGCCTGCCGTAATCGGTTCAGCAGGTCTTGTAGTTGGCGCTGTTAAAGAACCTGGTGTTGCTGGCTGTGCGCGTCGTGCTTGTTGTTGTGCGCGTTGTTCAGTTGGCGATTTGCCTGTCGGAACTGCCTGTACGCGACGTTCTTGTGCAGTCGCTTCACCGTATGTTTGACCTTTGAATTGTGGCTGAACCATTTAACCCCCCAACTGTGCAAGTAGTTCTTCCAATGGTGGTGGCCCTGCTGGGGCTGCTACTGGTGCTTCTGCACCCATTCCTGGTAACGCTAAACCTGGCATTGTTTCTGGTGAGCCTGCTGGCATTGCTTGTGCTTGTCGATCTTGTGCGCGTTGCTGTGTGCGTCGAACCGCTTCATAAAGCGGCACGTCTTGTTCCAACACGAGTTTGGTGAGATAGGCAAGATCGTCTGGTTGGTATGGGCCTGCTGGGTTCGCTGCTTGTTGTTGGATGGATGAGAGTAGTGCGTCTTCTACGCCTTCTGCGATGATGCGATCATGTTCAAAGTCTGGGTCGGAAATCAATGGGTCGGCTTCTCGTGCTGATTCTTTTGACATTAAACCTGTGCCGAGGCGTTGTCCTAATGCGACGATCAGGTTGTTTACGTCTGATCCTGCTGCCGAGTATGAAACATAGTGGAAGTCTGTTTGCCAAACTTTGTTCGGTGTATACGATTCTTGTCCGACCGATGATCGTGACGGGATAAAGAACGTTTTTGTTTGTTCGCCCCAATAGGCTTTTTCTAAAGCGATAGCAATTTTGTCTTCGTGAAGCAGGGAGTTCGCAAAAACTTCTTGGGCCTCTTGGACACGGTAATCAACGGTTGCTGACAGAACTGTTTCGCCTCGACGACCGGTACGGATGTTTGTTGCCGATTCGCCACCGAACTCTGCTGGGATAGCACCCTCAAGTCGTTCCTGTCGTTCAAGTCTGTCCAATGCTGTGTCGGTTTTGTAGCCTGGGTTTAGTTGCAACTGTTGAATGTCGCCACCTTTGACGACACCGAGTACACCGTTTTTGCCGTCAGCCATCTGGAGTATTTCAGGGTTCTCACCTGGTCGTGCGATCAGGTATTCTTCGGGGAAAATTCCGCGCTCGATAGCGATCTCTGTTAACGCCTGTAGGCGAGCGCGAGTGTAGTACATGCCGAGGATGCCATCAAATTGTCCTCGTTGTTTATCTAAAGTGATTCGTTTCGGTACGACAGCGAGTGGCATACCTGTACGGTTCGGGATGCCTTCCAACATGATTGCTTCTAATCCTGCGCGTTCGGATTGTGAAAGCGCCGGATTATCTTCGGCACCTAGTACGACGAGTTGTAGTGATTCGTCTGAAACATATTCGAGCATTGTGTAGCGTGAATCGGAGTCAACTCTGCCGAAACGCAACTGGTTGCCTACAGCATCACCGTAGTTTCGTAGCAGAAAGTTTGCTGTTACCCGTGACGTGAAAATACAGTTTTCTGGCACTACATCATCTTCGTCTGTTGGTGCGGCGAAGGTGTCTAACGGGTTGCGTACAACCCATTTTGGTGTGAGAGTACCGAAATCTGGTTTAAGGAAAACAGGGCTAGACGAGTAGGCGAGTAGGTGTCGGGCGCGGCGACGTAGTTTCATTTGCATACGGTTGTCATCCCAGAAACCGAGCAACGCTTTTTTGCGCATACGAGCATATTTTTTGGATAGTTCGCTACCTTCACGTACAGGTGGGAAGAACGGTGATGGCATTGTGCTTGATACACGCATCGACATCTGATCCAAACCTTGTACAAGGAGGTTTGCTACGTTTGTTTTGGCGTTGCGGTCCAGTTCGTTTAACGGTACAACGACGTCACCGTTCGCTAGATCGCGGACACGCCGCATCTGTTCATGGACAGGGCCGAGTGCAAGTCGGCGCTGATGATAGAGTTCTACGATTTCGTCTAAAGAGCGCATGTTATATGCGTGTCACAATATCATATTAAATCCAAGATGGTCGCCATAGGCGTGGCGGCGCCTTAACAGGACCTAAAGAAGGCATGTGTAACTCAGCGAACCAATGCGCCATCACAAGGTCGGTGCCGTTCTTTTTGTTACGTGTCCAAGATGTCATCTCCTCGATGAACGCCAACGTTTTCCAGTTTTCGCGCATAGTCGGCAACCTAACCTGACCGTTACGCCACAACGGCGGCAATAGGGCTTCAACACCCAGGTTTTCATCCAGTTTGTTCCGCGAAGTAGTGTGGGCTACTACCATCACACTATGGAGAGCCTGCCACTTCCTGACGAAATCGTGAGCCAACAAGAACCGTTGCGCAGCGTTAACCTCAACAACCCAATGAGAGATCGGATACCCCATCTCGAACGACCTGTTTTGCCATGTCTCCATTACGCCGCCGTACTCGCGGCTGCCGGTATCAAACCCTAAAAGTTCTTCGGCTGTTAAACGGGTTCGTTCAACATCAATCAAATATCTGAGATTGGTTTCAGGTTGATACAGCCACCATTGGATCGCCCAAAAGTTTGTTGGTGACGGGTCAACTGTCGCTATAGAAATTATTGGCGGTTCAAGATTGCTTGGGATATACCCTGGGCGTCTATCGTTGTCGATGCACCCTGGATATAGCACCCCGTCAGGACCCATGCCACCTGTGGCCCACACTCGTTCAATGAGATATTGTCCGACAGCCAAATCTTGTTGCTGATATATGACCTCAAATTTTGCTGGCGTCGAATGTTTCAGGTAAGACAAATCTTTCCAAGACAAACGATACGGGTCAAGCAACGGGCCGACAGGCCACGGTGGTGCCGTAGTTTTTTTGCTTTCTCTACCTGTGTCCAATTCTTCGTAATAGGCTTTATACACAAAGTGGGTGTATTTAGATTTCTTTTCTGGTTCAATCTCGTCACTAATATCGGTGACATCTGAACCGTCATAGGCGTCAGGGTCTTCTTCGTAAGTGATCTTTGACAGACAATGCGCATAAAGGTCGCCTGGTCCTAGCCGCTGCCCGATGACAGCAAGCAAACCACCTGGATCAACACGGGCTTCGGCGACAGTATCCCATCGTTCCAACAGTTTGTCGCGGGCAACAGACTCTTTGGCGTTCTCAGGTGTAGCCACGTCATCAAACAATGCTAGGTCGGCACGATGACCGATGAACTCTGAGTCGATACCGTACGAAGAAACGGTTGGTTCCTTGTTATCCAAACCCGATAAGTCTTCTTGTTCAACGATGAATTCTTCTGCACGCCACAAAGCACCAGACGACGAAGGTTTGAACCTGCCATAGTCGATAGACAAACACGCTTCGGCTGGGATTGCTAAACCTTTCTCAATCAAAATAGGGTCAGGATGCAACGGGAAAGGGCGTTCCAAAGTTTCACGGATACGACGCGAATACATTTTTGCCAACGTCTGTGTAGCCGAACCGATAAGCACACGAATCTTGCGGTTTTTAACAATCATCCACACAGCAAAATCGTGAAACAGCGTCGACTTACCGGCACCAGGTGGACAGTTAATAACAATGAACTCTTTGTCAGGTGAACCTAACATTTTGACGATCTTGTATGCGGCATCAACCTGCCATGCTGAAGGAACACGACCCAAATATCGTTTCCTGAAATAATCAAAATCCTCTAAACCGCGTTGCGCTTCAGGCGATAACCTGTCAAACGGGATAACAGGTGGCAGATCGGCGACATCCATAGACGCCTTCCAAGCATCAGCCTGAACACCACCCTGCTTTTTGCGTACTTGACCTATCTCAACTTCAGCCAAAGCAATCTCAGATTTTGCTTTACGCCGTTTAGCCTCCCACTTCGATGCCGTGTTCACATGGATACCGGCTATACCTGCCGCATCCTGTATTGACATACCTGAAGCACGTGACTGCCAATAGCGTGCCACATCTTGTGGCGGTATCTGGCGCCTCCCCGAACGGCCTGCTGGCATTGTTAACTTACGTCTGGATTAAGTCGTGAAGATTTCTTTTTAGGTGTTAATCCCTTAATTTTGTTACGCACACTTTGTGTTCTCATAGAAGAACCAGCCAACCGTGTTTGACGAGCGACTTCTGCTCTCAACAAATCTTCGGTTGGATATTTGTTAACCGGAATTTCTGCAAACACTTTTGCTGACGTAGTTGTTTTAGTTGCAACAGGCGGATCAAATTTAATAACCGGTCTAACCCTATCTGCTGACTGAGTGAACTTTGGCAATTTTGCCGGTTTAGAAAATTTAGGTAAATCACTAGTTGCTTTCGTTGCTTTAACAACATAGATAGAACCTTGACTGCCAGCATATTGTTGATTTACGCCGACGTTTGATGCTCTCATTTGTGGCGGAACGTCTGTTCTCATAAAAGAAACAGTAGGAATACCTGTTTCTACATCTGAACGAGAAATACGAGGGTCGATACTTTTAAGACCAGGAACAGGTGAACCATGCAAACCAACAGTTTTACCTTTAAGTGTGTTGGCTAAACGCTGAGGTAAACCAGTTGCACGCAACCCCACAGCGGCTGCGGTTACACCAGCAGCACCAGCAACGCCCAACATCAAAGTTTCGTTAACTTTATCGCGTTCGCCGCCACCAGTATCGATCTGGGTTTCGTTACTGCTACCAGATTGAACGGTGCCACGGTTACCACCTAACCAAGCACTAACATCTTTACCTTTGGGTTTATTGCGCGGAGCCATATACGTATGTTACACTAACACCTGTTGGCGGGTACCCTAGACCATCCCTTGTTGGTTGGGGAAAGAGTCAGAGTCACCCGCCAACATAATTTCTCAAACAGTTGCAACAAACAAAACCATCTGCTACCATCACACCACTAAACCACGGCTGTACACCTATTGCAAGGTGCGGGGCATTAACACCAGGAAACTGGGGTAGATGATCCTGTAACGGGATCAAGCAGCGTGAACAACGTACAAGTTCAAACAAGGTGTCGGCTAAAACAATGGCTAACGGCTACCAACTCAAAAGAGTAAAACGTGGGGGGAAGTACCTGTCGCACATACGTTTGACCTAGCGCACTCGCATACGCTCGCTTGCTCGCAGCGACCAAAAGCACCCTCGACGCACATGCCTCTTTTTTTGCCGTTTTTTCTGACCACAAAAATGAACACACAAAGAAACACCTATACATATACATAGGGGCGGACGCCTCGGCAGACCCCCCGTCAGGCGTCACGGTGCGTGGTGGCTTGGCTGCCGAACGTTTGTTCGGGGTTCTGTGCTAATGCTACGAACATGTGTTCGGTTCGAAACAGGTGGGGGGCAAACGGGTGTTCGTACCGGTAAGTTTCTGTAAGGTTCGCCTAACACTTTTGATCTGATCGTTTGTTAGGTTGGCTTAACATTGCTGTGACGGATGCCATGCCGCGAAACTTGCTTCAAGGTTTCTGATCGGTTACGATCTTTCTAGTTGGTTCTTATGGTGAGAACCCAATAGAGAAAGGGTTGGTTATGTTGAAAGATATTGACATGAATTTGATTAACGAACAGCGTTTCAGTTTGTTGGATCAAATCGAAAATTGCGCAAAACCTAATTTGGTTGCGTTAAATGAATTGGTTGATGGTTGGAGTGTTTGGCAAACAGGTGGAATGTGTTGTGTGTTGGGTTTCAGTTTTGCCGATGATTCCGAACATGAAGACGGTCATTGTTTGATGGTTTCGCCCGAGAATAATTTGGGTGCAACTGTTGAAGAGAATCAAAACTGTGTTTGGCTTGTTGGTCACTATGGTGGCTCATCGGGCAACACTAGTGAATGCTTGTCGTTTGATTCTTTTGATGATGCCGTCAAAGAGGTTGAGCGCATTTTGTTTGAGGAAGGGGTGTTGTGATGTTCAAGGTTGTTGAAGGTTTTGGCGACTTTTCAGATTTTTCGAATTGTTGGGGCTGTGATTTGGTCAGAACATTCGGGGATCATTCCGAGGCTGTCAAGTTTGCCGAGGATCATTACAGCAAACAGATCAAGTTAAAGGGCGATGAATGGCAGTCTTTTTTCACGCTTGTTCTTGATCTTCAAGAATTCAATTCATTCAAATATCGCCTTGTCTGAGGTGATCGCCTAGCCCCTCGGGGGTAGCCCGTCATAGGGCGACTAGGCACAAGGCGAAAGCCGAAAAACAAAACCAACAGAGAAAGGGCAAGAAATGGAAACGAAGAAAGCATGCAAGGTTAGTGAGTCTTATCGGGTGGCGTTACGCTGCAAATATCTAGGACCAACCGATCATCGGGGTTCTAGAATTTCGATTCAACGCTACGAGAGCAACACTCACGGGAAAGACCCGAACCGATTGATTATCTCATGGGATTACGCTCTGAACATCGGCGAGAATTACGCCGAGGCAGTTCGGCAGTATGTTGAAAAAGCAAATTGGGGGGGTCAATGGGTCACTAGCACGATCACCGATGGCGCTGTGGCTGTCTGCATTGACGCTGTTACCGAATGATTATTCGTTAAGATAGTTATATCTCCTAGCGCCTCGGGCGTGGCTTTTCGATAAGCACTAGGAACAAGGCGAAAGCCGAAGAACAAAACCAACAAAAAGAAAAGGGGCAATTATGAAAGAATTCCTAAAAAGCATTGAGGGCGTGAGCCTTGCGATGTTGAAAATGTGCGATGAGTGGCAAAAGTTAGATGAGCAAAGCAATGAGCGAGTGCAGAAACTAGATCAATGGGCTGAGGCTTTTAATCTTTCGCTTGATGAAATCCCGTTCGTGCTGTTCTCTGTCGTTGATGAATTGTCAAGGGGGAAATGATGGAACAGCAAAAGAAACTAGATTATGCACTAGCCGAACTAGATCGGAATCTAATCGAATGGGGCATTGATAACTATTTGGGGTATCGTACGCCCGAGGTTCTTAGACTCTCGGTATCGGGGGCGACCCATCTAGTCGAATTGGTGAACACTCTTAACGCCGAGATCGTGCGACTGAATGCGATCGTAGGCGAATTGTCGTTAGAACTTGAGAAAGCAAAGGGGGAATAATGAGAGAGTTTTATCGAAATCCGTTTTGGGTTTATACTGGTGGGGGCATTTGGCTTTATATGCGCAGATGCTCCGTTGGGGCTGTTTGTATCAGTTCGTTTGATGATCGTGGGCGATCATGTGACGGGTTCGTGCAGGTCACTTACACGCCTTTAGATTTGTCCCCTAAAGAGTATTTTTCCCATTCGTGGGGGCAAGATGGTGACACCTTTGAAACTTTTGAAGATGTTGACGGCAAAACGATGTTCAATGTTCGCCACGCTGCAAAACATTGTTCAAAGGTTTTGCCTGATGGCGTCAAGTTGTCAGGGTCAACCTTTTTTTATCCTGAAAGGGGGGTGTGATGTTATTCGATGACAATTTTGCAGGGTTGGCTATGTTCGCCCTAATGGGGTTGATGTTCGCCTCTTACAAATTGGGCGAACTCATGGCAGAGTATCGGCACGAGTTGGAGGCAACTCGCCGACGCCACGCCACGATGAAACGCAAGACGAATGAATGGTACCTACAAGAAATCAACAACAGAAAGGAAAACTAGTGACAATTAGCAACAAGATCACGGTTAAATTCGATACAAACAGGAAATTAACCCTTGACGAGTTAAAAGGATTGCTTGATGCAATCGCAGCGCAGGTCAGCGATCCTGCCGATCATACGGGCAAAAGGAAACGGGCTTCTTTTTCTACCCTAAAAGTAGAGGTGACGGGATGAACGAACAACTACCTATCACGCCGTACAACGGCACGGGCGGCTATGCCGGCACCGATACGAGTCGTGACCGTGCAGAACTTGAGGCTGTAAACGGTGCGCTTGCAGAGCGTCAACAAAGAATCTTAGACACGCTAGAGGCGCATGGTTCTGCTGGTGCTACCTGGAATGAGATCGGGCGACAACTGTATCTACATCACGGGCAGGTTTCGGGGGCTTTATCGAACCTGCATAACGGTGGTCATGTTTTCATGCTGAAAGAACGACGCAACCGAAGTCACCCGTATGTGCATGCAAAGTTCCGTGACAGGTGGCGCGAAGATGAACGCCACGATGCGCCACGCCAAACCCGTGCAGGTGATCGCAAACGGTTAGCAGATGATCTGCTCGCCCTATGTCGTGAGGGCGTGGAACGGTACCATGCGAACGAGGATGACGCATGGCAAGCGTTTACGCAGAACTCTTTAGAGTTCATGGATATGTTGGTCAAGGCTATTGATCGCCTTGACGGGAGAAAGTGACAGGGCTGCTAGCCCTTGTTGTTCGTAGCCATCGCAAGTTTAGGAAACCCCAAGCGAGAATGGTTTGGGTTGTGCGTCGAACTGACGGCAAATTTTGGGCTGGCGAATACAAGTGGCAAGGGCGCACCTTTACCGATCATATCCCTTTCATCTACCTTTATGGCACGAGATCGGCTTGCATGGCTGGTGCTGAGCGTTGTGGATTTGCCAACGTTGAAGCAGTTGAGGTAGAGTTATCTAGGTTTGCGAAGCGACCAATGAAAAGGCGAGTCCACCATACTCGTCGTCGCTGAGTGATCGAGGAGTACCCCACTCTCGTATTTCCCTTTCTCCGAGGGTGGGGGAAACTTGTTTCGTTAATTTGTTTTTGAGGTCGGGATCATTTCAACCGGTTTGGTTGAATGTTTTTTGGGGTTGTTGCAAACTGGCGGGCTGCTTGGCTTGACGTATAAAACTATTTTGATGTCGCATTGTGGGCATCGATAGTTTTGTTTTCTGCTCATATTTTGAGTAAATGTTTCCCGATCCATTGCGCTACGGGTGAGGCGACTCCGTTGCCGCATTGTTTGTATCGGTGTGTGTCGGCTTGTTCTGTGCCGTCTGCTTTCCATCGGGTATGGTCATCTGGCCATCCCATTAACCGTTCACATTCCAACGGTGTGAGTCGACGTACTGCCATCGTTGGTTCGGCGATGAACATTTGAGCGTGATGTGATTGGGGTGATGGTTGTAATGCCGATAATGAATTGGAATGATTTAATTCGGTTGCCGAGAAATTCCCTGCTTTAGCATCTTCACGAATTGAATAAGCAACTGCTTGCGCACCTGTTTGGTCAATTGTGTATGCAGGTGAATGTTCGTCGCCTACACCTAAACCGTTCTGATGTTTCTCTATGTCACGCCCATCTTGGATAGGTATGGCTACGGCGTGACCTGATCCTTCTTTGCGTAAAGTTGGCCACGCTTTCTCGGATGGTTGAGCATCTAATCCTTGCGTATGGCTAAAACCTATGACCGGCACATTGTTGCCCCCTGTTCCCATTCGTTGTTTCAACGTTTGTACGGGTGGTTCGTATATTCGAACATCGTCAACCCGTGTGCCGTCAATTAGCATCAGTTCTTCAACTATTGCTAGTCCACCTTGATTCAATGATGGATCAGGTCGCCAAGTATCTAAAGTTCGGGCTTGGTCAACTTTGTTGACACCACTATCTGGATTTGATGATTTCATACTGTTGGATGAAAGTGCATCAAAGTGATAGGCAACAGGTTCTACTACACATTTGTTTTCGTTCACATACTGGCTGCTAATCATCTTGGCATCCGAAGTATTTAGTGAACCAACTATGTCTGATCCGAGGATGCCACCATCTGTTCCAATGCTCGTTGGAGTCTTGCTGGCAGCACTTTTCCTCGCCGGTTTGCCCTTCGCAAGATGCCCTGGCAGGCTTTCGGCGACAGGTAGTAGCGGGTTTGGACATCGTTCGGCGAGGACAGGATCGAAGATAGCGACGACGAACACGCGCCTTCGTCGTTGGGGTACTCCGAAGTATTGCGCATCCAGGACTGCCCATTCAATGACCATCGCCCCTGCTTCAGCCATTTCGTCGAGGATGATCCCGAAGTCAGCGCCTCGGTTGGAGTTGAGTGCGCCGACAACGTTTTCCCAAATAGAGATTCTTGGATATTGTCCATTAGTTTCCTTTCGTAGTTCTTTGATGATGCGTATACCTTCGTGAAATAATCCTGATCGTTCGCCTTCTAACCCGCTGCGTTTACCTGCAACCGACAGGTCTTGGCATGGTGATCCCCACGCAACGACATCTATGACGGGTGCTTTGCTGAGGATGTGTTTGCCTGTAAGGGTTGATACATCTTCCCATTTCGGCACATGAGGCCAATGCTTGTTTAGGATTGTGTTGGCGTGCTTATCCCATTCGCATTGGAACACGGTTTCCATACCTGCTCGTTCCAAACCCATGTCGAAACCGCCGACACCGCTAAATAAACTTAAAACTTTCATGTTTCCCCTTCGTGGTTTGGTTAGAACGGTTCTTCTGGTGGCAAAGGTTTTGTTGGTGCTGGTTTTGATGCCGGTTTTGTTTTGCTGACGTTCGTGGTGCCTGCCGGTGCGATTGACCATAGTTCTGCGTCATCAAACTTGGCGACCCGTTTGCTGAGAATCACAGTTTTTGTGTCGCCTGCTTTGGTGGTGACTTCGACTTCCATATCTGGTTCGCCTGCGAACTCTTTGATGCGTACGCCCCATGAGTCGTCTTTAAGTTTATAGAATGATGCTGACATGAATGTTCCCCCTTTGAGGTAGTTTTGTAGTGGATTAGATATTCGGATCAGAGTTCCGTACCCTGAGCCATTGCTATTCTCATTCGTTCAACCATCTGTTTGTAGGTTGATAGTTCTCGGTTGATGTCAATGGATGCTTGAACTGCTATGTTCAATTGCGATACCAGTTTTTCGTTTTCTTGTTTTAGTTCGTCACGTTCTTCACGTAAACGATCTAAACTGTTTTGCAGGTCGTTGCAACGTGCATCCCACATCGCTAGTTCTGACACCTGTGCATCGGTCATAACCCCATCCTAGTCTTATATTTGCGGCTGTGTAATAGTCTCCGGCGTTCAGCGGCTGACTTGCCACCCCAAACACCGTACATGATTTCGTTATCGAGTGCGAACCTTAGACATCGTTCCCGTACAGGGCAGTCTGCACAAAACTTTTTTGCTGTGCTAACAAGGCGGCTTTCACCGATCTCAGGGAACCATGATATGCCGTCGCTGGTGTGGCATTTGGCGTTGTCCATCCAATCTGTTTCTTTGTCAACTAGTTGGAATGATGCGAGTATTTCCCCCATTGCTTCACTTTCCCCAGGGTCGGAAGCCGTTTCCGCTGGTTTTTTGGGCGTAGTCATAGATTGTTTTGGCGGCTTTAAGGTTTGTTAACGGATCGAATAAGTCTTTACAGTAGTTGATTATCCCCAATGTTTGCAAGTATCCGTTCGGATACCAGCGTGTAGGTAGGCACCATGATCGGTCGTTGATTTGGGCTAAACCTATGTCGGTTGACCCGTCGGCGTTCAGGGTGGTGTTGTGGGCTTGGGTTAGGCACCTTGATTCTCGATAAAGGATGTAATCCAGTTGAGGTAACTGGTCTAGTTCCCAGCCTGCTTCAAGGGCTACATCCCACCATTGTGGGCATAGGGCTTTAGGTTTGGCTACCGCTACAGGGTCGCGCCAGACGCGCTGTATTGCGTTCTGAGCGACCAAAACAGGGGGTGGGCTGTTAGGTACAGGGGTCTGTTCAGCGAGGCTTGTAACCCCACCTACAGTCAGGGTGACTGTGAGAACGGCGAACAGCCGTGAGAGTGCATCCATTAGATTCTCCTACCTTAGTTGATTGGTTGTAAGTCTTATTTTATAAGGGCTATAAGTTCTGCGAACTCGTTGAGTGTCATCAACACTATCCCGTCAGAGTTACCTTCGGGCATGGCGATCATTGCGAAAGGTCTGATGTCACCCAACGCTTTAGAAGCATCCGATTGCGTTTTCGCCGCACGAAACCTGGTTTCGATAGGGCCGACTTGCGCACCGGCTTTAACTTCAACGCGAAAAAAACCGGACCAATGTTCTTCATGCCGAGAACCTGCGTTACCTGTCGCAGATAAACCCAGTTTGCGTCGGGCATGTCGGGCTTTAGCATCACCTTTAGTTCGATTCCTTTTCCCCCGAGCCGCAGGATCGTTACATCCACGTACCCGTCGCTTACCGTCACGAGATGGGCGACCGAGCAACCCGAACTTCGGACATTCAGGTAGGTTGCATTTCTCACGGTTGCCTTGACATTCCCCTTTGCGTTCATCGGTCATTGAGGGTCAAGGGTTTCGATGAGTTCCCAAACTTCACCTTTGGTCATCTCGTTCAGATCGTTCAACGGATGCTTCACCGAACCGACAGCCAACTCTAGTTTGGCTTCAGGTGTGTCGAAACCTTTAGAGTTCATTAACGCTTTCAGTTTCGCCAACTGTGTACCACCCACCTTGCTGTCAGGGTTTGATGGTTTCACGTTCGGGTTATGTACCGGTTCTACGGGTGTTGCTTTGAACGTTTCAACTATCGCCTTTTCTGCTTCAGCGTTGGTTAAAGGTTTCGGTTGTTCTTTCATTGACTTGAAAGCGTCACGCAACTTCGCCATGTCCGCTTCTTTTAATCCGATCAACAGTACGCCTGCCTGTTTTGCTACCTCGTTCGGGTCAAGGTTCGCTTCTTTGCAGGCTGCTTTGAATCGGTCAATGTTTTCTTGGCTGACAACACCGGCAGGTTTAGGTGCCGTGGCAGGGTGTTCTTCCCATTCGGACTTGGACCAGAGTGAGAGACAGATACCGAACCGCATAGATGCGTTGCGTAGGAAGTCGCCTACAAGTTCTTTGTCTAGATCAGGTTTGTCCGAGCGCACCGAACCGACACCCAACATGGTTTTGCCGAGGATAGTTAGATGCCCCCACATGGTTGCCATGCCGTTCGTTTCGGTGATCGCTGGTCTGCCGTTCACGAACTCGACAGGCGACCAGTTCCACATCGGATCAATGTCAATCAGGATGCGGTTGATTTCTGCGTGACCTACGAAGTCGAGCGTGATGCCGCCTCGTGGCAGTTTGCCGACGATAGACGGATCAGGTACACCGTACGTGCTGAGTATTTCTTTTAGTTCCATTGCTATTCTCCTTTCGTTGCCACACGTAACGTGCGGATGGTTGTTGTTTTCTTAAACTTCTCTACTAACGCTGGGTGTTCTTGTTCGAGTTTCTTTTGATCCAACGATGTGCGTTCAGATGTTTTCCAAGTCAAAGCCAAAGTGCCGTTCAATGTGGCGTACTCGGCTTCACCCATCAGGCCGCATAGTTCTGCTTTGATTCTATCTTCGGTTGCTTCCAGTTCTTTCATCTGTTGTTTAACTTGTTTCAACGCAACGATTTGTTGTTTCATACTGGAAGGCAGTTCGACTGTGGTGTTGACACCTTGCGGATATTGGGTTGAGATGTGCCGGTATGCGTACTCTGCGCCGTCAGGCAACATCCCTAAATCTATGGCTGCCAAAAACTTTCGGCAAGCGTCAATGTGTTTCTGTTTCTCATCTGATGAAACCTTTTGTACATGGTGGTGCAGTTCAAGGTCTGAGTCAAAGATCGCCCAATCAATAGAAAAAACGTTTGCGCAGATCGCCTGCTGTATACCTTGCCAATACCAGTAGTCGGGTAGTTTCCCATCCCAACGTTTCCTTGTGGTCTTAACTTCGATGACTTGGCGTTGGTCGGGTTCATCCATGCTTAACGCATCAAGTGTTGACATCAGGCGAACACCATCTTCTTCGTAGCAGTACAACACGTCTGGTGTGTACAAAACTTTGTTCAGTCTGTCTGCCGCCCATTTGATGAGTGTCGGTTCAAGCCGGTTGCCTCGGTCCATTGCCGAGTTCGGTGCCTCAGGTTGCGGTGGTTCAGGTGCCAACAGTTCTGTTGCCAGGTCTGCCGCAGTTTTGAACGGGTGCGCACCGTGAACTACAGCCGCTACCGATGCTGTGATTTGTGGTTCACCTGATTCGTTTTTCCATCGTGCCGCCAACCAGTCGGCTGTGCCATGTTCAGGTTTAATTCTTGTGTACCAGTTCTTATTCATTTGTTCCCCTTTGTGTTTGGTTTAGTTACAGCATACGGTGGGGGTGTTGCAAAGTCAAATCAATTTTTGCTTGATCCAAAACTTTCACGTTCTGCACCATAGACACAGGGATATGTGTCACCATCCCTATAGTTTTAAGGTTCGGTACCTCGTCAGGCATATATGAACCGGTGATCGAAATGTACCCTGGCAAACATTCAGGCCACAAGAACCCTACCGACACAACATGGCAGGCTTCAGGTTTGTAGGTTTCTATCTCGATCCAACCGTTATCGGAATCGTATGCGTCTATCCAATGAACGGACACAAGTGACCACGGGCAGGACATCAGTTTTCCTTTGGGAGATATTCGTAACTGGCGTGGGACATGGACATGATGCGACCTTCACGGGTTATCGCAACCCAAGTCGGGGCGTCAGGGTCACAGACACATGACGATACTTTCGTTTCATCATGCTCGATGATGGCGTCACAATGTTGGCAGCAAAGTCTCATAACCAGCACACATATTCTGACGTTACACGCCCTTTGATCGGGTCAACGAAATGCAGGCGTTGGCTGGGTTTGCCGACCGCTGCGATGAACGTGCGGGCATACTCGTTGTGGGATTCAGGTGAACCTGTTACGAACACTCGACCACCGTTCGCCATCGTGAGTGCGGTAGGTGTATGAAAATGCCCCATGTAACAGTCATGGAATGGTTCTACGACACCTGTGGACCATGCCGAAACTTTGCGCAGAATAGAACCGAACGCACCTATTTCGTCACCGTGAACCAACAGAACGTTGTAGTTGCCGATAGCAAAAATTTGGTACCAGTCATCAGACATCTGCCATTTAACATGTTTGATGTCGGCACAGTTGTTTGATGCGATCTGGTATGCCATACGGTCAATGTTGTCACCGGCTGGCATGTCACCTTTTTTGCCTAGTCTGCCATGATTACCGAACTCGCACACCACTTTGACTGATTCAAAGTTTGTGGCAAGGGTACGGATAGCAGACTCAATGATGCGCACCACGGCAAACATCTGTTCGTATAGATGCGCACCGATCTCGAACTGTTGGCCTGGGAATATGCCTACGCCTTCCACCATGTCGCCACCCAACATGACAACACATTCTTTGACGGGGTGGTGGGCGCGTTGTATTTCGGTGAGTTGAATAACTTTGCGGATCATTTCCTCGATGCGGGCTGTCAACACGTTGATGTCGTATGAGACTGTTTGTTTGCCTGCCTGCCAGTCGGTGAGATGTACGAGCGCAACCTCGGGTTTGATTTTGCGTTTATCTTTCACCGGTGGGATAACTGTTGGGCGTGGTGTCGCCAACAAAGATAACCGTGCCGCTTCGTAGACGGCTTCAATCAGGTCGGATGTTTTAAGTTTTGCTTTCGCTTCGGCACGTTGACTTTGTAACAAGGCTTTGCGTAAATCTATGACCTGTTGTTCCAAAAACATTTGGTCTTTGAGTTTCATTTCCATGATCTCCTTAACGCAGTTAACGCCGAGGTAGATGCGACATATCCGCGTTTAGTTAACGTGCGTTGTATCGCACCTGCGCTAATCGTCGAATCTTTCAACGCTTGCACCAAGTCTTTGTATTCTTCGGCTTTCATTTCTTTTTTCAGCCGAGTAAGAATTGTGCGGTCTGCTTTGCCGCTACGGACTTCTTCCAAGAATTTGCCCACTATTTTGCCGCCATGTTTAGGCATGTCAAATAGCCTAAAGCATCCACGAGGCTGTCGTGGTGGATGGTGTCGCGTTCAAGGTTGGTGCGTAACCGTGCAAGTTTGACTGCGACCATGAACATGATCGCTTCGGATACCTCTAGGTTGATGCCGGTGAGCGCATAGTAGATGTCGGCGACTTTACGGTAATCGTCTGCTGGATGACCGTAATCGTTTTGTCTTGGGCCGTTAACAAGTTTGTGTGCCTCTAAAAGGATTTCACTTCCTGCTGTTGCCTTTGGTTTTGTTGACATGTTTCATCCCCTCGATAATGGTATCTATTTTTTTTATGAGATTCCAAAGATCGTCTTGTTCGCTGACCCCTGGGTAAACCTTACTTAGGTACTTCCTTATTGCCTTCAACTCTATCTTTGTCAATTCCAAGTTCATTGTCAAGTATCCCTCCGGTTGCGTGAGAGATTAGGTGGTCTGTTACCCGTCTGTCAACTTTGTCCACTTTGGTTTCTACGCGACCTATGCCTTTGTGCATGATGCGTAGGACAGCCATCACGTTGTCGTGATCTTCTCGGTTTTCTTTACGGAATACGGTTATGACGGTGACGATAATTCCGCCGACTGCTGTAACTACAGCCGACAGTATTAGCGCCCAACCCGCATCCATATCATACGGCTTTCTGCGAATCAACCCACGCCTGCACAGCAGGGGTCGGGTTATCTCCGGTTACTAGCCGTATATGCCACGGTTCGCTCGGTACCACTTCCCATGAGAAACCGAAATCTTTGACGTTTGCGATCAGCCAATTCAAACGCTTCGGTTCACCAGCAGAATGAACGTCAATAGCGATACCGAGGTTGTGGTTTGATTTGCCTGGGGTGGCAAGCATCGCCATACCTTTTCGCAGATACCAAGTTTTACCTTCAAACGTTTTAGTTGAGGTACCGGGGATCGGATCGGTGCGGTAGCGTTGCAAGAAAGCGGCTTTCTGTGACTCGTAAGAACGGTACAGGTCGCCTGCGCTGGTCGGTTTGAGAACAAGTCCATCCAATGTGGCTTTCGTGACCATTGCGTTCCATGCGTCAGCGGCCCGCCAATGCAGTTTGCCGCCACCTTTGATTGGGCGTAGCAGGTTCTCAGGTAGTTTTCCTGGCTCGACACCTTTCAGGTCGGCTGGCATGACGATGGGAACGATGTAGTCCCACGCAACTTTTTTTGGCATTACTTCTTCTTAGTTTTGGTGCCGAACGCTGCCGAGATTTCTTCTGATGTGAGTTCGCCGTCAACTGATGCGGCTGCAAGTTTCTGTACAACACCGAACAGGGCTGTGAGTCCAGCAACACCAGCAGATTTAACTACGTCGACACCGAGGATTGCGCCACCGGTGATGATAGGTAGGGCTGATGCGATGAACAGCGATACAAGTCTTTGTGCGAGGTCAAGGGTTTTAGCAATCATGGAGTTCATTCTGGGTCCTTTTGTGTTAGGGATATCAGCGAGTGTAGCACTATGCCAATACCTGTTAAGAGTAACGCCTGTCTTAAGGTAGGACCTGACAAGGTAATTAAAACCATGCCCGTACCCACCCAAGTCCAAGTGTTATCCCTCACGTAGTTGATGATGTGTTTCATTATCGTCTAATCCTAGTAGGTGGGATTGCGGCGATGAGCGCACCTACAGCGACGAGGGTTCGGCGTTCACCGACGGGGATGTTTGAGCCTGTCGGTACATAGTTCTCGAATTGTGAACTGAAGATGTCAATAGTTTTTTCGAACGCTTCTTTGATTTTTGTTGGGGCTTCTTGGATGGCTTCGGTGAAGGCTTCTAGTTGGGTGTCGGATAGTTCTTCTACGACGATTTGTTCAAAGAGTTCTTCAGCCTGAGTTTCGGTGATGGCGGCTAGGACTTCGGGGCTTGACGCTATCTCGGTGGCTTGGTCTGAGGTGATGTCTGCGGCTAGGACTTGGGTGATGGCTTCAACAATCTGTTCAGGTGCGGCTTCACTCAAGGTTTCTAGGATTTGTTCTACTTGTTTGTCGGTGACGGGTTCATCTTCGATGACTTCTTCCAATACTTCCGCTACTTGTTCGTCTGTTACAAGTTCGGGTAGGGTTATGGGTGATGAATCCTGTACTTCTAATAGTGTTGTTTCTGATATATATACCGACGGCTCTTGCAGTTCTATTGGCTGTTCTATTTCGTCAAGAACAGGCCCATCTTCGTAGTCGGGAAAAAATGTCTCAAGAATGGTTGTCTCAACAGGCACAACAGGTTCTTCTACAGGACCGTCAGGATCGGTTATAAATGTTTCCGGTTCGGTTATGTCAGGTAAAATCACTTTGTCTGGTTCGGTTATAAATGTTTCTGGTGCTGTGGTTTCGGGTAAGACAACTATGGTTTCGGGTACGGGTATGGTGGTTATCGGTTGAGTCTCGATGGTGGGATTAGTAGTGGTGGTTTGCGGGGGAGTGTAGGGTGCTTGCGTTGTTGTCGGGGCTGGTTGAGTTGTTGTGGTCGTGGTTGTCGTTGTACTTTCAACTGATGTGGTTGTGCTTGTCTGAACTGGTTCGCTGGTTGTGGTCGTTGATGTGGGAAGGGTTGTCGTAGATGTCGAAGTTGTTGTGGTCGTTGAGGATGTGGTTGTTGAAGATGTTGTTGAAGTTGTCTGCGAAACTCCGTTAGTAGTGAACGCGGAGTCTGGGACTATCGCCCAGCCTTCATCATCAATCTTCCAAGCGAGCATCAGGCAGGATGCACCGCCGTTCTCATACATAAACAACTGAAGCGGCAAACTCCCAGCGTCAAGTTCTAGTTCGTCCGACATACTCCACGAACAACCCTGGTCATTCCAAACACCGAATGTGTTGCCGTCAATAGTTATCTCACCACCATCATCGTGAGCGAGCATGAACTCAATCGTGTCGTGTTCAGGGATGTCTATGTACCCTGTCATGTGGACCATGAACAGGTCGCCTGTGCAGTTCTCGTACGGTTCGCCGTCATAGGAACGGTTGATGTTGTTCTCTGTCTCCGAACCGCAAACAGGGTATTCGGTGGTGGATTGAACTGGTGGTATTTCGTCAATTGTGTAGTAGGTGGTTGCTAACCCTGGTGTTGGTTCAGCGTTCGCTTGTTGTGGGAATACTGCGAACAGGATTGCTGGTAGCGGTATAAGCCACCTAGTTAAATTGCGACCCACTCTAATTCTTCTTCGTTCCAAAAGTATTGTTCACCGTCTGTTGGCATTGGTGTTGGCGGTTGCCAATCATGGTTCTCGTCAAGTGTCCACGATGGGTACGGTTGTGGTGCTACGAACACATCGGCAATCGGGTCATAGTCGTACCCTGCGCCTGCGTACTGTTTGCGCATCGAGTTTGTGTACGAAGTTTGTTTCCACATTGTATGCCCGAAGGTTTGTGTCAGGAACGCTACACCTGATTCTTCTTCGTTTGTTGGGTCGATTGCGTTGTTGGCTACAACTAATACTTCTAATACTTTGTTGTTGCCGTCAAGTTTTGCGAAATGTGCCATAAGTTTGTCTCCTAGAATGTTATTGTTCCGCTACCCGTGAACGAGTAGATTCTGTATCCGCCCGATGTTGTTACTGTGGGGGAACCTGTTGTGGCTTGGGCTAGAGCGTATGAGTCTGGGTATCTGAGGATAACAATTCCGCTACCGCCTGCTATTGATGTGCCGCTACCGCCACCGCCACCTGTATTAGCCGTTCCTGCAACGCCACCAGCACCGCCACCGCCAGTTCCACCTGCGCCTTGAGTGCCACCGTTGCCGCCGCCACCACCGCCACGAGTAACCGCACTACCAGTAATGGAACTAGATAATCCGTTACCACCTGCGGCACTCACCAAACTTGTTGCGGTGCCACCAACTGCGCCAGCACCACCACCGCCACCACCTGAACCATCAGATGAAAAGAATCCGTTACCACCTGCATAACCTTGTGTTGGGCTTGCGGCTGCGCCACCTGTGCCAACGCTTCCACTTCTTCCTACACCGCCACCACCTGAACCACCTGAAAGACCATTTACTAGACCTGCGCTTTGTTCATTACCGCCACCACCGCCACCAGTTGAAGTGATGGTAGAAAAAACAGAATCACTACCATTGTTTCCTTGACTGCTTCCGCTTACGCCTGCACCACCAGCACCAACGGTTACGGTGTAAGTAACATTCGGGGAAATAGGTGCTTTTGTTTCTGCGCTTCCACCGCCACCTGTGGTTTCGCCAACAACCGAGTTGCGATAACCGCCTGCACCACCGCCACCACCACGATTAACGCCACCAGAACCGCCGCCCGCAACAACTAAGTATTCAACCGTAGGAGTAACACCCGAAGTCGTAGCAGAAATTACTACCTGCGAAGAAACATAACCCAAAGAACGACGAGAACGGTCAGAGAAAGCAGACATCAGAAAGTAATCGTTCCCGAACCAGTAAAACTGTAGATTCGATATCCGCCCGAAGTTGTCACAGTAGGTGAACCTGTAGTAGATGCTGTTGGTCTGGAGTCTGCTGTTCGCAAAATAACAATCCCTGAACCGCCAGCAGCACCGTTTGCTGACCCACCACTACCGCCACCGCCACCACCAAGATTTGCTGTGCCTGCCGTAGGTGTTTGACCAGCG